GGCGAATATTGAGACATTTTATAAAAACTGTAGATTCATCTTCACCTGTAATTACAAAAACAAAATCATTGAACCCCTTCACTCAAGATGCGCAGTCATTGACTTCACAATCAAGGGGAAACAAAAAGCCCAGTTGGCAGGATCCTTCTTCAAGCGTCTACAAAACATCTTGGATGAAGAAAGCATCAAATATGATCAAAAAATCATTGCAGAACTCATCAACAAACACTTCCCAGATTGGCGAAGAGTCCTCAACGAATGTCAAAAATATTCTTCAGGAGGACAAATTGATGCTGGGATTCTTGCTTCTCTCTCTGACATCTCTGTAAATGAACTCATCAAACATCTCAAAACAAAGAACTTCCCAGAGGTCAGGAAGTGGGTGGTCTCCAACTTGGACAACGATTCTCCTGTCATTCTTCGCAGGGTTTATGACTCCTGTTATGACGCTCTTGTTCCCGCCTCTATTCCTGCTGCCGTTCTTGTTATTGCTAAGTATCAATACCAATGTGCGTTCGTGGCTGATCAGGAAATTAACCTCTTAGCAGCACTAACTGAAATTATGGTGGAGTGTAACTTTAAATGAAATGTCAAGTACAACTTTATGTTGCTGGTACAGTATTCTATGAAACTGTAATTGCTAAAGATTATAAGGAAGCAAAGGAAGTTGCCCTTGCCCGTAATCCAAATGCTAAAGTAATAGCAGTTAATGTAGTATTCAAATGAACAAACTTAAGACTCCTTTAAGATATCCTGGAGGAAAATCCAGAGCAGTTCCTAAACTGTTCCAACATCTTCCTGATCTGAAAAATTATAATCAGTTTAGAGAACCATTTGTTGGTGGTGGTTCAGCAGCACTTGAAGTGACTAAAAGATATCCAGATATTTCTATTTGGGTTAATGATCTTTATGAACCTCTTGTGAACTTCTGGCAACAACTCCAAATGTTTGGAGATGATCTCAAAGAAATGCTAATTGATAAAAAGTTGGTTCACCATACTCCCAAGTTTGCTAAGAATCTTTTTCTTGAGTGTAAGACTGATTTAAATGATTTAAATCAACCAGCACTATATCGTGCAGCAGCATTTTATATTGTTAATAAATGTTCTTTTAGTGGACTTACAGAAAGTTCCTCTTTTTCAGCACAAGCTTCAGAGAACAACTTCTCTATGAGAGGAATTGAAAGATTGCCAGAATATTCCAAACTAATTGCTAATTGGAAGATTACTAATTACTCTTATGATTATATTTTAGAAGATCATAATCCAAAAGCATTTATCTATATGGATCCTCCATATGATATTAAAGACAATCTTTATGGAAACAAAGGGTCTATGCACAAGTCATTTGATCATGATAAGTTTGCAGAAGATTGTAATAAGTATGAGTTTGATATGATGATTAGTTATAATTCAGATCAACTTGTAAAACAAAGATTTTCTCAGAGTTGGTGGAAGGCAATTGAGTTTGCTCATACCTACACTATGAGATCTGTTGGAGATTATATGAAAGACCAACATGAACGAAAAGAATTAATTTTGATTAATTATGAGTTATGAATTGAATGATTGGTTAAGGTCAATTAATCAATCTAAAGTTAATATTATGGATGAAGATCCCTCTTCTACAAAGGACTATCCTCCTTATATTATTAATAGGTGTTTATCTGGAACTATTGATACTTTGATGTATGCTAATGAAATGAATAAGAATCATTCATTAGATAAGAAGTTACAATATGACTTTTTTATAAATACTGTGAGAACAAGGAAAAGATATTCTCCTTGGATTAGACAAGAAAAGATCAAAGAACTTGAAGTAGTCAAATCTTACTATGGTTATAGTAATGAAAAGGCAAAACAGGCTTTGAAAATTCTTTCCAAAGAACAAATTACCTTTATTAAATCTAAACTTGAAACTGGAGGAAGAAAATGAGCGTCGTAAATGAACCAGAAGTGAAGTGGTCGCCAGACCAAATGGTAGAAGTAACCTTAAATGAACCAGATGATTTTCTGAAAGTTCGTGAAACTCTGACTAGAATTGGTGTTGCTTCTCGTAAAGAAAAGAAGTTATATCAATCTTGCCATATCCTCCATAAGCAAGGAAGATATTATTTGGTCCATTTCAAAGAACTGTTTGCTCTGGATGGCAAACATGCCAATTTGACAGTGAATGATGTTCAAAGAAGGAATAGAATCATTCAACTTCTTGCAGATTGGGGACTGATTACTATCAATAATGTCAGTAAGATTCAAGATCTTGCACCACTGAATCAAATCAAGGTTCTTTCATATAAAGATAAAGATGATTGGATTCTTGAGACCAAATATAATATTGGGTCTAAGAAAAAAAGAGTAGGGGAAACTGAATAATTTTGTAGGGGATTCAACATCCCCTTTTTTATTGTTTGTTGTATAATTAATAATGGATGCCTTATGGGTCCACAAAACACAAACTCGCTTTAAAAGGAGCTGCCATAATGACTAACTTAACAAGATATACTGCGTCTGATCTTCCTACACTGATGGATAAGATTACTCGTAATAGTATTGGAATGGATGAATATTTTGATAGACTATTTAATCTTCATGAAACCACAACAAACTATCCACCATACAATCTAGTTCAGGTAAATAATGTAGAATCTCGTTTAGAGATTGCTCTTGCAGGATTTAAAAAGGAGGAAGTAAATGTCTTCACAGAGTATGGAAAACTTTTTGTCGAAGGAGACAAATCCAGCACTGAACAGAATGGGACGTTTATCCACAAGGGTCTGGCTAGCAGAAGTTTCAAAAGAGCATGGACCCTCTCAGATGACACAGAAGTCAGAGAAGTCACCTTTGAAGACGGATTACTTGTCATTCGACTAGGAAAGATTGTTCCAGAACATCATGCTCGTAAAGATTATCTATAAATATTTTTGAATATCGTCGGCGTGGGGAAAGGATGACACAGACCATCCTCTTCCCCCCTTTTTATAAATATCAATAAAAGGTGTAGATGAAAACATATAGGGGATTTTTTAAAGAATCCATATCGTTTCAAGTTCATGAACAATTAAATCCTACCTTTTGGGATGGTGAAATGATTCGTCCAAAAGTGAGATCACAACTTAAAAAAATTGCTGCTGCTTGGATTGATTATGTTGGAATAGAAAAAGGTTCAGTAGAAGATATTTTGCTTTTGGGTGGAAATGCTGGATATAACTATACAAAATATTCTGATTTAGATTTACATGTAGTGATTGACAGAACTAGAACAGAATGTCCAGATTTGATGTCTGATTACTTTAAAGATAAGAAACAACTTTGGACTTTGACGCATGATATTAAAATCTATGGACATTCTGTAGAACCATATGTAGAAGAAGCAGGAAAGAAGCGTAGAAAGAATCAAGGAGTATATTCAATTAAGAATAATAAATGGTTAGTTTTTCCTGGAAAGTTTACTGGAGAAGTTGATAAGGACTTGATTAAAGAGAAAGTTTCTGATATGATGAGTAAGATTGACAGTGTAATCAAACATGCTAACAATCCATCAGTATTAGAAAATCTTCTCAAAAAAATTAGAGATATGAGAAATGCTGGATTGGATAAATCTGGTGAATTTGCTTTTGAGAATCTTGTATTCAAGGAACTTAGAAACAAAGGTTACATTGATAAACTTGCTGATCACATTATAAAATTACAAGATAAGTCGTTAACTTTGGAAAATTATGTCTGTTAAACTTTTGATTCTTAAATCATATGAAGATGTGATTGCTGATGTCAAAGAAATGATTTCTGGGGATAAGGTAGTTGGATATGTCCTCGGAAATCCATATTTGGTAAGACTAGAGGATGAGACTGAAAAACTTCCTACAAGAGTTTCATTCTTTCCCTGGGCCCCTCTTTCTAAAGATAAAGCAATTCCAATTCCATGTGATTGGGTAGTGTCTATTGTAGAACCTCTTGATGAGGTTAAAAATTCTTATTTGGAGCAATTGAATGGAAAATCTGAAAATCTTAATTCTGAAGAATGATGCTATTCTCATCACAGAAGTTGAAGAAGTAGAAACTGAACTTGGAGGTCCTGACTGTAGGTTAAAGAATCCTTGTCAGATGTTTGTTTCTGATGCAACAACATATGAACTTAAGAAGTGGCCAGTTTTTACTGATCAAAGAGAACTTATGATTCATTCTGATTCTATCTTTACTATTGTAGATCCTAAACCAGATCAAGTTGAACTTTATTTGAAGGCTATTAAATGAATTTTTATACGAATGTAGTTCTTGTTGGAAATGAAATACTTTCCAGAGGGTATTCTGACGGAAAACATTATAAGAACAGAGAAGAGTTTTACCCAACTCTTTATGTAACTTCTGGTAAGAAAACAAAATTCAAAACACTTGAAGGAAAGTATGTAGAACAAGTCAAACCTGGAACCATTCGTGAAACAAGAGAGTTCATTAGTAAGTATGAAAATGTAGACAACTTTGAACTATACGGAAATACCAGATACATCAACCAGTATATTTCTGAAAATTTCAAAGGAGAAATTAAGTTTGATATTACCAAGATTAAACTGATTACAATTGACATTGAGGTGGCATCAGAAAATGGATTCCCTGATGTAAAAAGTTGTAGTGAAAAAATTCTTACAATCTCTATTCAGGATTATGCCACCAAAGAAATCTTTACTTGGGGAGTCAAACCTTTTGTAAACAAACAGAAGAATGTAACTTATTACCAGTGTTCAGATGAAATGGACCTTCTGGATAAGTTCATTTTTTGGTGGGAAGAATATTCTCCAGAGGTGGTTACAGGATGGAATTGTCGTCTTTATGACATTCCATATTTGTATGGAAGATTGTGTAGAGTTCTTGGACAGAAAGTGGCAAA